ACCTGCAACCTTACCAGATGATTTCCCCATCACAGCGCTGGCTTGACGAGCCTTTGCAGACTTCTGACCCAAGCGTGCAGGATCAACGGTTCTGAAGTTCTTAAGAGCGTCCTCAGCCTTAACTGGCACGCCCCTGGCATTTCTATATGTGACTCGGCCGTTTTTATCTACTGTTCGCTGGAACCCTTGGCGGAGCTGTGGAGCTGCTCGTCTAGCAGCACGTGCTTGCTTGTATCCCTTAAGGCCAAGGCTATCGAGCATGCCCTCGACGAACGTGTTTCCTGCAGAACCACCTTGAGCTTCTCTAACCTTATCGTCGATAGTTTGCTGAATGTTTGCAATCGACTTGAGAAGGCCTTGGATAGCATCCTCTGCAGGGCCAATGCTACCACCCATCGTTTCCCCAGCAATAGGAGTAGCATCAGGTTGTTCTAGTACCTGTTCGCCCGATTGAGCTTCCATTCGCTGAGCAGACTTGAGAAGCTGGTCTTGCTGATCTTTAGAGATAACGCCAAGATTGGTAGCTACTTTAGCAATAGCTTTTAATTGCTTTTCAAGAGAAACGATCGTTGGGTTCGATTCTTTAGATACACGCTGAGGAGTATCGAGTACTGGTCTATCAAAGTCAAACTTACCAGCTCCCTCAGGTTTGTATCCAGCCATTCTGAGAAGATTGCCGGCACTAGATTGTTGGTTGCCGGCAATTGCATTTGTGTTTAATCCAAGAGAATCAAATGCACCTTCCATGAATTCGCGAGCCATCTTTCTGCGTACACGTCCCTTCAGACGCGAACGAGCTGCAGCTCTTCTAGCTGGATTCTTACCCACCTTGCTACCAGCACGCATAGCAGCACGCGAAAGGCCTCTAGCACCTCCGCCTATTGCTACACGTCCTAATAGTCCAAGTAGTGGTCCTGGCATATTATCTCTTCTCTTGTTCTTGCTTCTGTTTCTCTAAGAATGTCAATAACATACCAACGTATAAGTCTCTTTCAAAAGGCATCATATCTTCTATCTCAGTAATAGAATAATTATGATGCTGAGCCATAGCGAACACCGTAGTGTAATAATTCGCTAGGGTGTTATGACTCAGCCCCAGGTAAAAAAATCACTTAGCGTTTTTAGCTCAATCACCCTTACATTACCATTGGCATTTGTGTATTCTAGTTTATGATAAAGTGAAGGCAGTGAGTCAAAGAACTCTCTGATCTTCTGGAATGTCTGCACATCAAGACTTTCGATGAACTCCTGAAGCTCTTCTTCAGAGTATTCCGATGCGAGATACACCTCATCCTCATCAAAGATCTGATCAATACACGAACGCACTAGGTATTCAACTAGATCAGGGGCAGAAGTGTTCTCAGGTGTGTTCTCTAGAACCTTAACCGAAGGGAACTTCATCACAATACCAACCGTATCGGTAACCATGATCTTGTTGTTGATTTCCTTTGGCTTGAGCATCTCAACGGTGTCAAGGTCGATCTCAAAGTCATAGACCTTATCATCTTCGTTGTCTCTGTACGACACTTCAATTACGTTGTTAACTGAACGAGCACGTAGCTTGAGGAACATATACTCAAGGTCGAACGTGGTAAGATCATCTGAATCAAAAGTAGGATCCTGAATACAATTCTCCAGGACCTGCTTGATAGCCAGGACGATGTCCTTCTCCTGGCCAGCTTGCTGAGCCATCAGAAGGATCTTCTCTTCTTTGACCACGAATGGTCTGCACTTAACGGTCGTCTGCTTCGAAGGAATTTCAAGGTCAAACAGTGGTTTGTCAAGTTTAGGTAGTGCCATTATTTACTCCAATGTATCATTCTTTAATGAATTGATTTAGTGTACGAATTCTTGGGCCGTTTGGACCACCTGTCACAACTTCTGTGGGTCCACGTGGCTGCGGCGTTGGGGCCGGTGCTGGTGTTGGTGCGGGTGCTGGTCTAGCAGGAGCAGTGATGTTAGGATCGCCGTTAGAGATTCTTGTGCCTGCGGTAAACGATGTACCTGCAACAGGATATTCTACAATGAAGTCTGTATATGAAAATGGAATAGCCATTCTCATCACTTCATCATTAGATGCCCACGACAGATCCTGTGTGGGAAGTGTCTTTGGATATGCATTAAACATCTTTACGGTGAGAATAGGATTGTTACCATATTCTACTGGACCTTCACTCTCTGTCGGTCCTTGGTAGTTGTCATATACAGTTACTAGAATGTCTGTTTTGAAGTCCGACTTGTAGCCAACTTCATATGCTCTTGATTGCTTTTCACCAATAGTGTATTGCTTATCAAGAGTAGACTGACCTCTAGATCCCTGGAAGTTGACAATAACATTCATCCAGTCGTAGAACAGCTTATGAATCTTGGTCTGAGCATCTAACATAAACGTTAGGGTAATATCGTCATACACGAGGTTGTGTGGAATAGATTCTGTAGGACCGAAGCCAATACGGGGCTGGTCGATCGTCGTCACATTCAGGCCAGGAAGCTGAGCAGTCTCACAGCGCAGCGACAGCAGAGCATCCTCATACCCATACTGTGTTCTAAGAGGTTCTAGAGCAGGAGGCAAGTTGAAGAACGCGATGAAGCGATTGTTGCGCATCACACCATGCTTTTCGACACTCGACTTGAAGTTTGAGATACTGAACATTTACTCGGTCATTCGCCTCTTTGATTCAGCCCACACCTGGGACTTAGTGCTCTTCTGGAATCTCTCAAGTGGTAAGAACAAAGCAATATCCCATTCCGAAGGATAAACATACATGAACTTTGAATTCAATTGTGAAAACAAATACTGCTTAACACAAGGCTGAATAAGTTTATGTCTCGCAGCCCTATTTAGCATGGCATAAGTGCCCTGGATTTTAGTAGTTTCGTCGTAGCGCTGGTTATTAACTAGGTCGTAAAGACTATCCATCAGCTGAGCTCTCAGCCTGTGAGGAAGGTAGTGTAGGTTGATTCCCCAGAACCTATCGCCCTCTACTCTGAATGGAAATACCATTGGAAATCTATCGTAGTAGGGAAGTGTGTCTTTGTACTTGGCATCATACATGAACATGTACATGTTGCCAGGCTTGATCCTACTTACGAGACGAGTCTTATCTCCGTTGAGCAGTTGCTGCTCATTGACTCTGGAGAACCCCTTGGCTGTATCTCTATACCAGGAGCGAGCGGCATCGGTTCTGGCTGGAACCTGCCCTGCTCTAACACCCTGGGTGATAACCTTGTCGAAAACTGTTGCCACTAAAAGGAAACTCCTAATTCTTTTTCTGTCATAATAATAAACTTCCAACCACGGTCTTTACAATACTCTTCTGCAGCCTGCCACTTAGCTGAGTTGATACCCCAGGTCATAACTTCGTTAATATACCTTCTGGTAGGCTTCTGATTCTTCATAACTTGTACTTCAGGGGGCTTAGTCTGTGCAAGAGGTTTGACCTCAATCAGTACAGACTCAATAACACCGTTAGCATTCTTCTTCTTAACATAGAAGTCCACAAAGTATCGGTGGCGCTTTCCGTCAATTGGAGACCTATAAGGTATCACAATCTCTTCAGAAGACCACTCAATCACATCAGGATGCATATCCAGGTGGCCCATTAATTTGAGCTCCCACCTGGACCTATAAATAATATTTGATGCGTCCCCTTTGTACTTTTTAGGGTTGCGAGCTCTAAATACACCTTTGTACGCCATAAATATATTTATAACGAATTTAGGAACAAGTAATGGCCTTTAATGTAGGTAACTTTGTCAAGTCTTCAGCTAAGTCGATCGGCAACAAACTTCTCGATAATGTTGTGTCGTCTGTGACTTCGCAGCTACCGCAAAGCCTCGTATCTTCTGCAAGGTCGACTGCTGACACTCTATTCAACGTTGGAGCCTCTTTCGATTCGATCTCCGCATTCGCTGCAAAGAAGACTGACTCGCTAGTTAACCAAAAGGCTGAGATGTATTACGCTCTGGCCGGTAAGGATCCTGCCAGAATCGCTGGTGCAGATCTCAAGCGCCTTAGAACCAGAGCTTTAGAGACTGTAGACGAATACATTGAAGATGTGAACCCCTCGACAAAGGTAGCTAAGAAGAAGCTCAATGCCTCTATGATTCTGGATGCGGTAATCTAATGGGCAGCACAAAAGCATACGGACTTCTAGACTCCGCAAAATACTATTGCACATTAACACTGCTTGAGTACGACAGGCCCAAGCCATTCGATCCTGTTAGCTACAAGGTCAAGAAGGTTATTCGTCTGCCTCTTCCCCAAGAACTGAACGACTCGACTGCTGTTGCATATAATAACGTAGACCTTAAGCTAGTTGGAGACATTGCCAATAAAGACGCTGTTGGTCTAGGAGCAGAAGGTCTCAGACAAGCTGGCAGCCTGATGAAAACGGGTATCGAAGCAGGAGCAGCTGGACTTAAAGCAATGGGTGGAGCCTCAAGCTCTGCAGCAGGCGGACTAGCAGGTATGCTGGGTGGAGAAGCTCTTTCAAATGCATTTGACGCCGAGGCCATAAGCTCTGCCATCCAACAAGGTATGGGCGTTGCTCCTAACCCCAACCCCTCAGTAGCATTCCAGGGCCCAGTTCTAAGAGAAATGAATTATACCTGGAACCTGATGGCTACAAACGAGCAAGACTCGAAAGCTATTAGATCTATTATCAATGAGCTAAAGAAGCGCGCACTACCAAGAGCTAATGCTGGTCTTGAGTCTGCAGCGATTCTTGATTATCCCCACTTATGCCAAATGAACTTCTTTCCATGGGATGGTAAGGGTAGCGGACCATATGGTTGGTCGGCTGGTTCTATTATCAAAATGAAGAGATGCTTCATGTCATCCGTCAATGTTAACTATACTGGCGGCGCGGCACCTGCATTCTTTGCAGGTTGGAATAATGAACCTGTTACTGTTCAGCTGTCAATCAACATGAAGGAAATCGAATACTTCCTTTCAAAGGATTATGGTGATACAGAAGAGAACAGAGGGCTACTCGGTGGGGTCGCAGAGATATTCAAAGGGATCTTCAACCTAGACTATGAGCCACCAGCTCCCGTTGAAGGTGAACCAGCTGGCACAGAAGATCCTACAGCAGGAGCGACACCATGAATTATTTCGATAAGCTCCCCACGATCACATATAACAATTATCTAGCAAAGAACCTTCTTGCACGTGCTAGACTGTCGGATTCGATTAAAAAGACTCGCACAGCGTTCTATCCATACACTATGGATACCAACGATAGAATCGATCACCTGTCGAATCTCTACTATGAGAATCCAGGTTATACTTGGCTGATTTGGCTGACCAACAACATGGTCGATCCATACTTCGACGTTCCACTTTCGGAAGATGATCTGGCAAATCATATTATTACAAAATACGGATCTTATAGTTTAGCTGCAAGAAAGATTAAACTGTATAGAAACAACTGGTACGATAATGTAGACCAGACCTTAACAGTAGCTCAATATAACTCTCTCGCTGACGGCACACAAAAGTACTTTGATCCTGTATTGAATAATGTTCTTAATGTCGCAAAGTATGTGAGAAAGCGTGAAGATGAAACGATGACAACCAATAAGGTTCTCAACGTAGCTGTATCTTCTGTGACTGGAACTTTCAAGGTTGGTGAAGAAGTACAGACTAGCGGAACCAATTATGCATTTGTTACATATGTCGGATCGGATGCTATCACTGTTCAGCATGTAACTGGCACTCTATCAGGAACAATTACTGGACAGGAATCAGGAGCAACGGCTACTGTAGGAACTATTACTACTATTGCTCAGCCAATCTCTGCTACGGATGCAGCTTATTGGTCACCTGTCACATTCCTGGATTATGAGCAAGAACTTAATGAAGCGAAGAAGGCTATCAAACTTCTCGACATAAGATATGCATCTCAAGCAGAAGCAGATCTTAGAAGGATTATGTTGCAAAAATGAGTCTGATTAAAGACATTTTTAAAAGTGTGGAGAAGAATCTCCTAGGAGAAATCATTGGCGCTGTCGAGGGTGCTCTCTCTGAGGGTGCCAATAGAAAAGGCGTGTCTAAGTTTCAGCCTGGGGATGTTGAGCTTATCGATATTATCCTGATGTCCGATGACCAGGAACGTGCCTACTCTCTAATGACT